GATGAGTTAGATACTTTAGTTGTCCATCCATCTGTTGCTTACTACCTATATCAAGTTGGTATGCTTACATTCTCAACATCTGCTCTTACAACTGGTGGTGCAGTAACTTGGGGTGGTGGCGGTGTCGGTGTTAATGAAACAAGCATCGGTCAGTTTGCTGGTATGAATGTTGTTATTGACTCACAAGTTAATACAGTTCACCCTGGTACAACAGGTCATCAAAAAGAGTTCCGTTGTTACTTAATTAAGTCAGGAACAATTCTTGAAGGTGAACAGTCTCCTCTAAGTATTGAATCAGATAGAAACATCTTATCTAAGCAAGATGTTATGTCTGTTGATTATCACAGTGCTTATCACGTTATGGGAACTAAGTGGACATCTGCTTCAGATAACCCAACTAACGCAGCATTAGCTAACGATAACAACTGGGCAATCACATACGATGCTGATTTAATCCCTATTGTTGAACTAATCGTCAACTCACCACTTGATACAGGTACTAATCCTTAATATCATTAAAGTGTGGTCATCAAACCTCATCAATTATTGGTGGGGTTTTTTCTTTACGCTACAATAAAACTAAATTACCTTAATAATCGTGGCAGCTACTATAGACGCAACAATAAAAGGAGAAAATGCCAATAGTTATGTCACATTGACAGAAGCTAATGATTATTTTGATACTTCTCCAGATTCCTCTACCTGGACAAATAAAACAGACGACCAAAAGAAAAGATCATTAATATCTGCTGCTAGATGGATTGATACCTTAGTTTTTTATGGAGATAGATGTGATGATGGACAGGCATTGAAGTTTCCAAGAAATAATTATCAGGTAGATGGTGTTGAATTAGCTTGTTCTAAAATTCCTAATCCCATTAAATATGCACAATATGAACTAGCCAGGGCATTGGCAAATGATACTGATGCTATTACAGGAACTACAGGAAAAGATGGAAATTTTGAAGAAGTAAAACTAGGGGATATTCAAGTTAAATACAACACTGCAAGTCAAGGAACTGGATCTATAAATAATATTTTAGATGTTTACCCTTGGCTGCAAAGTTATCTTGGAGCATATATGTTAGGTGGAGCAGGAAGTTTTCAACTACGGGCGGTTAGAGGATAATGGCAGGACAATTAGATTCAATACTAAAAAATGTAGCCAAACAGGTAGTTTCTCAATTAGGAGACTCATTAGATACAGAAATAACTTATATTAGAAAGACCTCTCCCGTTTATAATCCATCTACAGGAGCATTAACGACAACTGATGTAAGCTACACAATAAAAGCACCTATAGAATTTGTAGACTCAGATGAGGAAAGCGGTTTTCAAGAAAACACAGCTAGGCTATATATTACTCCAGATCAAATAGGCGATAGTCAACCTGTTTTACAAGACGAAATATCACTTACTTTTTCTGGTTCGACTAGGTTTGCTAAAATCATGGATATAAGAACATTAAAAGGTGGTCAAGAATACTTATTTCGTTTGAGGATTGTTTTCTAATGACATTAGTAAATGCTAGAGCAGCCATAGAAACAGCTATAAAAACGGCAGTAACTAATGCTGATAATACAGTTACAGTTGTATTTGATAATATGCCTTTCACAACTCCAGGAAAAAATAAAAAATATGTAATGGTAAATATTAACTTTACTCAAGCCACTGCACAACCTCAAGGAGCAGCCCAAACTTATTATCAAGGTTCAGTTAGATGTGGTGTAATGACACCTCCCCATAAAGGATCTGCTGTAGCATCTGCAATATCAGAATCGGTAATTACAGGTCTTACTTCTGTTAATGCTTCTAATTATACAGATACTTTTTCATGCACTCCAAGAGTTACTCAAATAGTAGGACCAACATCAGTAATAACTGAGGCTGATAGTCACTTTTTAAGTGTAGTAAGCTGTAACTTTAGTGCAAATGGCTAGAAAAGTACGACCTATAACTCAATTACCTGATGATATAAAAGAAAAGGTTGAAACAGCTTTAGCCGAATCTGCCTCACACATGATATTTGGTTTACAAAGTGCTGGTCCGTGGTGGACAGGACATTTTGCTCAAAGTTGGGTTGTATCAACAAGTCCAGTACAACCTACAGATTCTTCAAGATTTAAAGAGGATAGAGATAAACAATTACCTAGTCAATTCAATGACAGACCAAACAACAATGCTGTGGACTGTAACCCTCCAGGCAGCAAGGCTCAAAGAGTTTCTGGTGGAGATGGTGGCACACCTATGGATCAGACTTTCTACCCTGTTCAAACAAATAGAGTTCCAGGTAGACCAGAAGTAATAAGAACTTCTTTAAGTAATATTATTTACATAGGGAACAAAGCATCATACGCTGGTTTTGCAATAAACAGGCCAGGAGCAACTATGCCTGATACAGCAGGAAATCCAGTAACTTATGAGCAACATAAAAAGGGTACAAAAGGAAGAAAAGGTCATACCCTAACCTCAAGAGATGAAAACCCTAACTGGATAACAGTGTATTTAGCACATGATGGATTTGTAAATAATGACATAAATATGGGTTTTCAATCGGCTGGGTTCAAGACAAAGTAAACATATTAAGCTATATTATAGTAGTACAGAAAAATTAATTTATGGCTGACAAAAGAGCTATTGACAAGCTAAAAGAAGCATTTTGCGTTGACAATGTAAGCCGTTACATTATTAAAAAAGAAGGAGTGGTAATCCTAGAAATATATTGGAAGCCACTAACTATTGCAGATAGAGACACTATTTATAAGACTCTCCATGCAATGAACAAAGCAAATGAAACTGATAACCTAGAATATGCTTTACAAGTTCTTATAAATAAAGCGGAGGATAAAGAAGGTAATAAGTTATTTACCGAAGCTGATCGTGCCAGCCTAAGACGAGAAATACCTTTAACAGTTTTGACAGATATTATGTTTAAAATTCAAGGTGCTGCGGAGGAGGTAGATACCGTAAACTCAAAAAGCACATCTGAGTGAAGATAATTATTTATATCTACAGTTTTTCTTGTGTGAAAAGCTAGGTTATACGATCCAAGAGTTTAGAGAAAAGGTAACTCACGAGGAATTAATTTATTGGAGTTCGTATTTAGAAATAAAAAGTGAGCGAGAAAAGGCAGAATATGACAAAATAAGAAAAGAAGCACAAACAAAACGAGCACGTTAAATGGCCGACGCAATTTACGAAGTAAATATAAAGCTAAATGCTCAGAATTTTGAGCAAGAACTTAACACGTTAAAGAAAAAATTAGAAAGGTTTACGAAAGAAGCCAAGAGAAAAAACGAAAAAGATCCAATATTTAAAAGAGGTAGAGAGCTAACAGTATTAAAATCTATTGAAACCACTAGAAATAAATTAAATGAACTGGATAGATTCGGTTTAAATACAGATAAAAGACGAGCTAAGTTAAGGCAAGCTGAAGATTTAGTAGCGAAAGGAAAGTTCAGAACTGCAAAAAATTTAGTAAATGAAGCACAGTTATTAAATTTAAAAGATGCTGAAAACTTACGTTTAGCAAAAGAAAGATTAGCAGAAGAGAAGAAGCTGAAAAGAGAAAGAGAAATGCAACAGAAGATGGCAAGTAAGCGTTTTGGTAGTGTTATTAAAAGTGCTGCTATTGGTGGTGGTTTTCCCTTATTATTTGGTGGAGGTTTAACACAAGCCATACCTGGTTTAATTGGTGGTGCGTTAGGAGAGGCAGCAAGTCCTGGCGGTGGATTTGCAGGATCTATTGCTGCCACAGCTTTAGCATCTTCAGCAACACAATTTGCCAATAGTGCAAGAGAGGTAGGAAATGCGTTAAAAGATCCAACAGAGGGCTTACAAAAGTTAAAAGACGCAGGATTTCAGGTAAGCGAATCTACAGAAAGACAGATAGAAGCATTAATTAAGGCAGGAAGAAAAACTGAAGCACTAGAATTAGTGCAAAAAGAATTTGCAGCAACAATAGGAACATTAGGTGTAGATAATTTGAAAAAACTAGATACAGCATTTGATGAGCTAGATGATGAAGTAGCAAAATTAGTATTAAAACTACAGGCAGATTTAGTTCCTGTAGCTGTAACACTAATACAATTAGCTACTAAATTTGTAAACTCTTTAGATTCAGTGCGAATTAGAAAGAAAGCCGATGAATTAGATCCAAAAGCCTTTAGCGAATTAGAAGGAAAAATATTAAGAGACTTATCAACTAAAGTTGGCGGTATTCCTATTCCTGGAACTGTTCTTAGTAATACGGAAAAAAGAGCAGAATTTTTTAGAAGATTAACTGTAGGCTCTAAAGAAATAATAAAGGAAAAGTTGCCAGAATTTTTAGGAAATCCACCAACCACAAATGGAGATGGGAGTGGAGATCCTTTTGATATTAATTTAGAAAAAACTAAGTTAGAAAAACTTGTAAAACAAACAGAGCACTACGAAAGAATATTAGAAGTAGGATTTGAACAGGCAGAATTAGAAAAACAAATTGCAGAATTTAAAGAATCTGCTTCAGAAGCAGAATTGAAGAAAATAGAAAATGGAGAAATAAATATAAAACAACTTATTGATGAAAATACAGAGGCAAAACGACTTGTTGAAAATGCAGAAAAAGTAAGAGATTTATACAGTAGTATTGGAGATACCATAGAAAGTGGATTGGTAGATGCTATTCAAGGTGCTATAGATGGAACAAAAACTTTAGGAGATGTTGCTCGTAGCGTATTTAGTGAAATATCCAGACAATTAATTAGCTTTGGTGTTAATGCTCTCTTAGGTAGTTTATTTCCTAATTCACAGTTTTTCAGAGCAAATGGTGGCCCTGTTAGTACAGGAAAAAGTTATATGGTTGGAGAACGTGGGCCCGAGATGTTCGTTCCAAATACAGGAGGAAGAATAGTTCCTAATTCAGATATGGGAGGTTCAACAAGTATTGTAGTAAATGTAGATGCTTCTGGTTCTTCTGTTGAAGGAAGCGAAAGAGATGGAAGAGAGCTTGGCCGTCTTATATCAGTTGCAGTACAATCTGAAATAATACAGCAACAAAGACCAGGAGGATTACTTGCATAATGGCTACGTTTCCCTCGATCAAGCCTATTTATGGCCAGCAAAAAAAATCTGCTCCTTTAACTAGAACAGTTCGTTTTGCTGATGGTTTTGAGCATAGAATATTATTTGGATTAGCAGAACACCAAAATCCAAAAACTTATAACTTTACATTTGAAGTTTCTGAAGTAGAAGCAGATGAAATAGAAACCTTCCTTGATGCCCGTGCAAACGACAGTGCCAGCTTTGATTTTACTGCACCTGGAGAAGCTGCTGCACAAAAATTTGTTTGCGAAAATTGGTCTAAATCTATACCATATAACAATAGGGCAACGATTCAAACAACATTTAGAGAAGTATTTGAACCATGAGCACTGCTCCGATTATCACTGATCTACAAAAGATCAATCCTTCAGCAATAATTGAATTATTTACATTAACAACTGATGCAACTTTGCATGGTTCTGCACAAACTTATAGATTCCATAATGGAACAAGTTTAAATGCTAATGGAGATATTATTTGGGCTGGTAATCAATATTTAAAAATGCCAATACAAGCAGAAGGTTTTGCTTTTAAGAAAGGTCAACTTCCCAGACCTACTTTGACAGTCAGTAATGCTCTTGGAACTATTACAGCTATCTTGTTAAATGTTAATCAGGTAACAACAGGAAATGATTTGACAGGGGCTACTGTGACCAGAATTAGAACTTTGGCACGTTATCTTGATGCTGTTAATTTTCCTACAACTACAACCAGTACCACGACTACAACAACTATTGCTGACCCTGCTGACGCTGAATCTGTGACTTATACAGTGACAGTTGTGCAAGATAGTGGAGGTAATAATGTTTTTGCAATAAATGGAGTTCAAAAACCTGTTATAACAATGAAGCGTGGTTCAACATATATATTTAATCAATCTCATAGCTCAAATGTTGGACACCCTTTAAGAATCACATCTGATGCTGGAGGACAACAAACAACAACCAATACTGGAACTCTTGGAACAGATGCTACAGTTACTTATCAACCAGCATATCCTTCCGCACCAAACGATTTAAGATACTACTGCACAAGCCATGGAAATAATATGGGAAATACGATTACAATGAACGACCCGAATACAACGACTCAAGAAATAACAACGACAACATCTCAACAGGTAAATCCATTTGGAACACCAGATCCTACAGCAGAGTTTCCTCAAGAAATTTATAAAATAGATAGAAAATCAGCAGAAAATAGAACTGTTGTACAATTTGAGTTAGCTGCTGTTTTTGATCTTGCTGGTATTCGTGCTCCTAAAAGACAATGCACTCGAACAGAGTTTCCTTCGATTGGCACGTTTATAGCATGAATTGGAAAGAAGAAGCACTTGTTCATGCGAAAGACCAAGACCCTA